CCATTGTGAGTAGTATCTGATGGAAAAAACAATGCTTTATTTGCTGTAGATTTTATTTTTTTATTTTTAATTTTAGTATATCCATTATTACTATTTATATAATAAATCATACTTTTATTTTCAGTGCTTTTGGATGTGTCTTTATGCTTATTAAATTCAACAAGTGTTTGACTAATTGGGTTTAAATTTGCTTTAACTTTTATTAAAGTTTTAAGTTTTATTTTTTTAAATAAAGGTTCTAAAATAGAAAAATAATTAGAATTAATTTGACCGTCTCTATAAAAAACATGTGTCATTTGATAATGAAACAATTGATTATCTCCATCTATTTTATAATCATTATAGTACCATGGAAAGTATTCTTCATTCATAGCATTATTAATAACCTTATAATTTTTATTAGATAAAAAATTATTAACTACTTTAAACATTTAATACCGTCTTTGGTATTGCTTGGCAGTTCCAGTGAATAAATCTAAAAGGTTCTATACCTAAATCAACTATATATTGATGAGGCATGTACGATGGAAAAAATATCATTCGACCTGGTTCAACTTTATAATGCACCATTGAACTAGCATAAGTTATTTTTGTTTTATCTAATTCAGGTAAAAGATTCATAACATTACCTGCTCTTGGATCTTCGAACAAAGGTAATGAAGTTTTATCACTTGCCTTTAAAAAATAAAAACCAGACATATGACCATTCCAATGTGTATGTAACGTATGGTGTCCGCCACCGTTTTTTGCAAATTCTTGTACCCACATTTCTGTAGTAAATAATTCGTGACCACGCATATCAAAACCCATTTCTACTAATAAATTATATGATGTTGCACCAATGTAATTTTGTAGTTCTTTAAATTTAGGGTCACCTATTAAACTTGTTGAATGATAAACACTACCTAAATCTCCTGTAGTTTTATTTTCTTTGTTACGTTTATCTATTTCTGGTTGTAAATTTTTTTTAGCTTTGTCTATATAACTATCAGATGCATTGTTTAAACTATCTACAAATTTAGGTTCATCTGCAAACCATATAGGACATTTAAAATAGTCTTCTCTATTTAATTTTTGAGGAAAAACAATTGGTTTAGGTTTTTTAATTTTTTTCTTTTTCATTGAAATGGGTATCCTAGGTTCCATATAACTAAACTGTTTCTTTCTCCACTTTTAACTGGACATACTCTATGCCATACAAAACTTGGAAATACAACTAAAGATCCTTTAGGTAATATCTCAGTACATTTTTTAATGTTGGGTTTTTTACCTGGTTCTATATTTTTAAAATCAAATTCTAGTTCTCCACCCTTATAATCTTTTGGATCCGATAGAGTTACAGTTACTGATAATTTTCTAATTTTTCCGTGAGTGGGGTCACCTTGTTCTCTTTGATAAGGTTTATCCCAGCTATCACAATGCCAATCATAGTACTGGCCTTTTTTATATTTTGTAAATTGACAAGACTCTGAATGATCCCAATTAAAATTCCATCCTGCAGCTCTATTAGCTTGATGTATATAAGGTTGTACTTCGTTGTAAACCCATCTATCATTTATCCAAACAATATTTGAATCTCTCTTTTTTTTTAAATCTTTAATTTGTTTATTATTTAAATTTTTATTATTACTCAATCCGCCAGTGACTGCCATTTGATCTTGCAATTGTTTTCCATATTTAGAAATATCATCACACACGTGTAATGGAATGGCTGATTTAAAATACCAATAATAATTTGTTAAATTCATATGTCTTTATGAAAATAATATAAATTATTTTTTAATAGTTGTAAAGTATAATTATGCGGATACCCAAGCTAGTGTTGCTGGATCCCAATTAAAATTATTTATAGGATCTTCAAAATCTCTTGCAGTCCATCTTAGATTCTCTTCATCCCAAGAAATAGTTTTTTCTGTTGTATCTGTTGGATATGTAACTGGTGCTTGCCAATCATCGTTAACGTCTAATGCCCATGAAGCATGAGGTTGAGGTGAAATAAATTTATTTTTTGCAGAATCAAATGTAAAACCTGTGCCTGCATATTGTTTTCTAAAATTATGGTTGTAAGAAGTTTGTTTCCAAACACCACCTTTAAAAAAACTTATACACCATTTCTCACCATCTATGTGTTCGTCTGAGGGTACGCAGTCATTACCAACTACTACTACTCTTAGTACTACGTTATTGTCGTCTAGTTCTGCAAAGTGTGCCATAATTTTTACCTTTAGTATTTATATTTTATTTTTATTATAGTGTCAATGTTCCTGATACAGTAAATGTTGCTAGTTTATCTCCACTAGGAGATAAAGTTGCTAAACTATTAGTTCCTGGAGCTACTGCTAAAGTACCTGGTGCTGCTGCTGCGGGAATTCTAACTATTACAACTCCAGATCCACCTTGTCCACCACCAGGAGTAGTCTCACCTGTACCACCTCCACCACCACCTTTGTTAGCATCTCCGTTAGTACCTGCGGGAGAAGGGTCACCTTGAGCACCACCACCACCACCACCTGGACCACCGCTACCGGCAGATGTTTTACTTCCACCTCCACCACCACCTGCGTATAGTACTGAACTTCCTGTAATTGAATTTGCTGTTCCATTTCCACCATTTCCACCTTGCTGGCCAGAACTACTACTATTTCCTCCGGTTGAACCTGATCCACCACCTCCACCACCACCAGAACCACCGTCTGATGCACCACCAGTATTACCTTCTGAAGGAGAAAACCCTCCTTTATTTCCTGAACTACCTGGTTGACCATTAGAACCACCACCACCTGAACCTCCAGGTTGACCATTTGTTCCAGCGGCACCTCCACCATCTGATCCACCACCACCACCACCTGAAGATATTATCGCTCCGGCATTTGAATTATCACCATCTGTACCAGGAACACTTGAAGAAGAGGGGCTTGCACCACCACCACCAACTGTAATTGTATTTGATGCTCCTAAATAAAGTTTTGTTCCACCTGGAAATGAAGTTCTAAAACCACCTGCTCCACCACCACCTGATCTACATGTACCACCTGAACCACCACCGCCTACTACTAAATAATCTGCTTGAATAAAACTAGATGCTGCTGCAGTGCATCCAAATGTTAATGCACCATCTGCTTTAAATGTTGCTATAAAATTTGAACCATCATATGAAACTGTGTTTGAGGATGGTCCGCTTACTGCTAAACCACTTGTTGATTTTACAACTACTATACCTGAACCACCGGCTCTACCTGGTGCACAAGCACCACTTCCGTTAGATCTTCCATTACCACCACCACCTCCAGTGTTAGCTGCTCCTACTGTACCTGCTTGATCACAACTACCGCCATTACCACCACCACCATTACCACCGGCTCCACCGACACCACTTCCTGGTCTTGAACCAGATCCACCACCACCTGCATAAAAAGTTGACACACCTGTTAGTGAATTTGCTAAACCTACACCACCAGCAACACCTTGGTTACCACCTTGAGTAACACCAACAGCACCAGCTCCACCACCACCTCCACCAGAGGGAGAATTTGTTTGAGAGCCACCACCAGCATTACCTTGAGAAGGACTTGTTGGAGGACTGTTTCCTGCTCCAGCAGCTCCACCGTTTGCTCCACCACCACCTGAACCACCAGCGGCTCCTGTACCTGCACCATCTGATCCACCACCACCACCGCCATTTGATGTTATTGTTAAAAATACTGAGTTACCACCACTTGTTCCTGCACTAGATGCACTAGTAGAACCAGCTCCACCATTACCGACTGATATGCAATATATTGCACCCTCTACTGCAAAACAACCAGCTGTTCTAAATCCACCAGCACCACCTCCAGCAGTTGATTGAAAACCACCACCACCACCACCAGCTACTACTAAATATTCTGCAGTTCCCGGTTCAAGACCAGCAGCACCACCTCCAGCACCAAATCCTAAGACTTGATAACCAAAAGATTTACCTCTTCTGTTTTGTATATTTTTTGAATTCTTACTTGAAGTAAGTTTATTTTTAATGTCTCTCATATCTAAATTCCTTATGCATCGTTAGCTGCATCAGTAGTAAAGAATATTTTGATACCTAGAACTCTGGCATCCCCAGTAAAAGTATCTGAACCATTGTTTGCATCTCTAAATAATTGAAAGTAAGTTAGTTGATTTACTGCAGGAGATCCTGCAATTGTAATTGCACTACTTACAGCTGAAACTTGTTGATCTTCGACTGTTCCTATACCAGCATCTGTAATATTTACTGCTGTTCCATAAACAACGTCAATAGTATCGCTATCACCACAAGAAACTCCCTGTAAACCAAAAATACAATTACCTGTATTAGTTGAAGAGGGTGTCCAATATACTTGATAAGTAACTGTACCTTCATTCCATGATTTAGGAAAAGCTACTGAAAATTGTG